GTTCGTATTGCGGGCCCCAGCTGGACAGATCCCAGTACCAGCGCTGCGTGGCCTTCTTCGCCGGCATATTGGCCGGCGTCGTTTCCGGATTGTCCGGTGCGGTCAGGAACAGGCTGAACGAGATCGAACACTGGCCGTTGTACATCGAGATGTAGCTGCTGCCCCAGTTGCCCTGCCAGCCGTAATACGGCGACTGCGGATGCAATGGGTAGGCATTCCAGTTCGCCATCCCGGAAATTGAGACGCCACCAGCCAGGTATTTCGTCTCGCCCGGTTCCAGATGCACCCACGCCTGCCAGCCCGAGGCTTGCACCACCAGTCCAACGGCGAAATCGAAGGTGTTGCCCACCTTGATCACGAAGCGGAAGGTGGTGATGTTCTTCATGTCGAACACGGCATCGAACAGGATGCCGGTTCCGTTCGCCGGCCACGGATAGAGCACCGGACTGCGCGTGTAGGTCACCTCGAACGGCGGAATGATGCCGTCGGTCATCCCGGGCGTGTAGCTGATCAGCGACGGCATGTGCGAGAGCCAGATCGATTTCCACGACATCCGCGTGTCGCCGGAGAGGCCCAGCGCGTTGCTGCTCACCGAGCGGCTGTAGGTCTGGTAGCCGTAGGCCAGCAGGATGTAGCGCATCCGGTAGGAGCCGGTTGTCGGCAGCCCGATGCTGGCCGGGTCGATGGTATTGAACCAGTAGAACCAGTCCACGTTGTAGTGCCGGATGATGCCGTTGGCGTCCATCGACATCTGTTCCCAGCCACTCGGCCACCAACTGTAGGTGGTCATCTGGCCGGGCGAGTAGTTCGATCCGTGCACACTCTGGTACCAAATCTGGCCCGACTCGACGTGCAGCACTTCGATCACGGCGGCGATGCCGAAGTAGCCGCCCCCGGCACTGACCTGATAGGAGAGCGGCTGGGCGGGATCGACCCGATCCGCGACGGCGGCCGGGATCGGTCGAGACTCGAATCGCACCCACAGGTCGGCGACCCGGTCGATGATGAGGTGCAGGCTGCCGAGGAACTGCGAGCCGCTGCTGCCGGAGAATTTCAGGGTGCGACCGTAAAGCTCGAAATACGGGTCAGGCGTCACGGTCTGCTGATCGCGCCACTCCCAGCGGAAGTTGCCTCCCCCCGGCCCGTGCAGCACGTAGTTGAAGTCGACCGGCTTGGAGAAGATCTCGCGCCGCAGCATCGGACAGGGCGTGGGCGGCGGCGGGGTCGTCCCGCCCGCAAACGGTACGGACACCCGTGTCTCGATTCCGCTGGACTCGGTGGTGCTGCCGCGTGTCACCCCACCCCGGTCGAGGCGGCTGGAAACGGTGAGACGCAAACCGGGTTCCGGCTCCGACTGCGAGGCGTAATGGCGGCTCTCGCACTGGCTGTACGCCTGACTCGTGGCGTTGTTGAGATCGCTGACGACCTGGTCGTAGTAACGGCGTGCCAGAGGACTGTGATCCGGCTGCGGCTGAATCCACCAGTAGTTGTTGCCGAACAGCCAGTAGAAATCGACCCCCGGCCAGTCGTAGATCCACCAGTCGCAGTCACGCTGCTGACGCACTTCGTCCTGAGCGCTCTGCCAGCTGCAGGCGAAGAATTCGATGGGCACCGCCTGCTTGAGGTTGGCCTTGACTGGCCCACCCGGTGGCGGCGTTACATCCGGCAGAGGGGTTGGGGACGGTTCCTTCATCACGCCCCCCTTGAGAGTTCGCGCAGCGCCTGCGCCAGCTGCATTGCCGTCTCGCGCGAGGACTGCACTGTGTGCGCTTTGCCGCCGACGTGGAAGCGCAGGTCGACCACGTCTCGAGCTGTCGCGCCGTTGTCGCCAGCCATCATCGCCATCTGGCTAACGGCATTGCCCACCGCACCGCCAGCGGCGAAGCGCGGTATGGCAGGCAAAAAGCCCGAGTTGAGCGAAGCGAAGAAGGCCTCGCCGAACTTGCGCACGCTGGCCGCCCGGATAACAAACTCGCCATGGGAGAGCAGCGCTGGCACCGAATCCGAGGTTTCGGTACCCGGCCCGAAAATGCGCCCCGACATTCGACGAAATCCATCAGCCACGGCCTGCCCACCTTCGGCCAGCTTCTGGATCAGCCCACCCTGGGCATTGGTGTAGACCTTGGTGACGTAGATCGTGTGGGTGCTCGAGGTCGGCCGCAGCAGTTCCGACACGGCCGCCCGGTACTGATTCAGGTCGGGCTGCACGGTGTGCGTGGCCGAGGTCGGAGCAGATAGCACCGTCTTGGCATCCTGCGCAAACGACACCAGTTGCTGGCGGGGTTGGTCGAATGACACCAGCGCCGGGATTTCTACATTGGCGCTGGCCAGCGTGCCCTTGAGCCGGTCGATGTCGGCAATGACCTGACTGGTGTCGGCCTCGACCTTGGCGAGCAGTTGCAGGTTGTCCGCGTCGGACTGGAGTTTCTCCAGGGAGGCTTGCGCCTCTTTCGTGTCGGCCTGAATCTTGGCGACGAGCTGCTGCGCCTCGGTCAGCGCCTTGAGTTTTTCGATGCCGGCCTTCGCGGCCTCGATGTCGACCTCGAGCTTGAGTTTGTCCTGCGCGAGCAACTGCTGGCGCAACTTGTCCAGTTCATCGGACACGGAAGCCAGAGCACGTTTGGCCTCGTCGGCACCCTGGCCGGCAGCACTGGCAGCCTGCTTGTGCGCGTCGCCCAAGCCCTTCAGGGCGGCATCGGCAATGCCGGCTGCCTCCTTGATCTCACCGATGGCGGTCGCGGCCGCCTGGCCTTCGGAAACCACGGTCTGGGTGACCGCCTTGCCGTTCTGCTCGACTTGGCGAGTCACCGCCGAAGCGGTACGCTCGGCCAGGGCGATGGCTTCCTCGGCGAGCTTGCGGGCCTGCTCGTAGTTGCCGGCGGCGAGCGCCGCGCGGGCCTGCGCCTGCTTTTCATCGATCTGGCGCAGCCGATCCTGATAGGCCGCGTACTCGTCCATCCCTTTCCGGGACAGTTCGCGGATGCGATCCTCGACCGACAGACGCAGGTTGAGCCGTGCTTCGTCGGCCGCCTTGGCCGCCTGCAGATGCCGCTGCTCTTCGGCGATCAGCCGGTCGACGGTGGCGCGGTAGGCCGATTCCAACTGGCTGTAGATGGCGATGCGCGCCTCGACCGCCTGCCGTTCGATGGCTTGCACGTCCTGACCGGCAGCCCGGGCGAGCGCGACGGCCTGACCGTAGGTGGCCTTCCATGCCGACTCCATCTGCCGCGCACCGGCTTCCACCGCCGCGAGTTTCTCGCGCTCGGCGGCGAGCAATGCCTGGGCCGACTCGCGGATGGCAGCCGCCTCGGAGCGCGCGGCATTCTGCGCTGCCGCTTCCTGTCGCTTGTAGTTCGACTCGATCTCGGCCACGCGTGCATCCCAGATCGCCTTGATGTCGGTGGCCACCTGCTTGTAGCTCGCCGAGAGTTGCTTGACCGTCTCGGCGGCCTTCTTGGTTTCGGCGTCGAGCGCCTGCCGGATCGCTTCGCCGGCTTGGGCGGCCGCACCCTGGATGGCGCGCAGCGCATCTGCCGTGCCGGGCAGCGCCGCCTTGAGTCGCTCGGCAGCCTGCGCCGCCCGCATCATCTGGGTTTTGACGGAGAGCATGCCGGTATTGGCCAGTTCCTCCATCGCAGCCGTCAACTGCTGCAACTGCTGGCGCTGCCGGTTCATCTCGTCGATGGCGCGGTTGGTCTCGCGGATGTCCTGCAACATATTGACGATGCCGCGTCCCATCTCCCAGACGGCAACGGCGGCGAGCACCGGCAGGAAACGCATGAAGGCGGCCTTCAGTACCGCCAAGGCACTACCCAACGCAGCCACCGCCGTGACGCCCTTGACGGCCAGCACAGCGATGATGATCTCGCCGAGTACCCGCAGCACGGCCATGATCTCCTCGCCGTGGGATGCGAGCGCCACCAGGGCGTCGGCCAGTTTCTGCAAGGCTGGCAGCGCGGCTTCGGCCACTTTCATTGCGATGCCGGACAGGGCCTGCTTCACCGTGTCGAGGGTGTCGTTGAACTTCTCGGCGGCCTTGGCGGTGTCGCCGCTGATCTCGAGTCCCAGCTCCTTGAACTTCTGCTTCAACTGCTCGATGCCGGCCCGTCCCTGGTTGAGGAACGGGATCAGCTCGACACCGCTCTTGCCGAAGAGCTTGACGGCCAGCGCCGATTTCTCGGCCCCATCCGGCATCGCCGCGAAGGCATCGGCGAGGTCGAGCAGCACCTCCTCGGTCGGGCGCAGCTGGCCGGCGGCATCCTTGACCGAGACGCCCAGCCGACTGAAGGCCTCGACCTGCTCCTTCGACCCGCCCGCCGCCTCGACCATCGCGGTCGCCAGCTTCTGCATCCCCTTGGCCAGTCCCTCCAGCGAAATGCCGGACTGCTCGGCGATGGGTTTCAGAAGCGACAGCGACTCGACGGAGATGCCGGTCTTCTGCGAGAGCTTGGAGAGATTGTCGGCGGTATCGAGGGCGGCCTTGCCGGCAGCGACCAGTGCGCCGAGCGACAAGGCAGTACCCAGGCCTGCCAGCACGCCATTGACCTTGCTCGCGGCGACCGACAAACCTTCCAGGTTGCCCTTGACCGAGGCGAGCGCCGCCTTGGTCTGGTCGATGGCGGTGATGAGAATTTGGGCGCGGTCAGAGGCCACGGTTTACAAACCTTGTGCGTTGAGTTGTTGCAGGATCGCGGTGGAGAGCTTGGGCATTTGCGAGCGCACGAGCCCCGGCAGATCGAAACGGCCGCGCAGGGTCACACTCGGCACCAGCACGGCGATGGGAACCTCCTGGCCGCGTTTGATCGACTTCGCCCCGGTGCGGCCACGTTCGGCACGTTTGAAGCGGCGCAGCTCGGCGGCGTTGTCCTTGATGTTCTCGGCCATCAGGATCACCTTGCCGTTCTTCTCGATGAAGAAGGCATTGCCGGCGCGCATCAGGCCGTCGATCACGCGGCGGAACGCCTTGCGACCGATGCGCTGGTGCTCGGGTAGCAAGGGGATCAGCATTCGACCGCCGATGGTGCCGCCCTGGACGTGGATGCCCAGCCACGAGATGCGCGAGCCGACCAGCAGCGCCGGGAATTTCTCCGGGCTGCCGGCGTAGAGCTTGTGGCGCATCGACTTCACGAAGCCGGCCTTCCTTACCTTGAAGACCGACTGCATTCGGGACTGGGCCGACTGGGCGATCTCCTTGCCGGCGGTTTTCATCCCGGCTTCCACGGCCTTGCGAATCGCCCGCCGCTTCTCCGGCACCCAACTGTCGAGCCGCTTCGGATCGAGCAGCCCCGAGGTGATGAGCGAGAGTTTCATCGGGTGAGTTCTTTCTGGAGTCGTTTGATCTCGGCGCTGCCACCGCGCTGCGCCGTGACCAGCAGGGCGAACTGCGCGGCCAGATCGTCACGTTCGTCACGGTCGATGGCCGCGAGAAACGCCCGCAGCTGCGCGAGTGTGTAGGTCAGGACGTCGGGGTAACGGTGGCCGGATCGGATGAGCCGCTGGATGGCATCTGACCAGGGATCAGCGTACCGAGGGTTTGGCTCACCCGCGTGATCTCCGGCACCACGCGGCGGATAAAAAAATCCGCGTTCGCCCCGAACACCGCCTCGGCAAGGCGGATCGCGTCGTCCAGGGCCAGGCCCGACACCCACTCCGGCGGACGGCGACAGGCGATGGCCAGCGCCAGGATCACCGCTTCGCCGTCCTCGGATAGCAGGCGCAACCAGTCGGGATCGGGGCCGAGCTTGTCGGCGATGGGACGGACGGTGCGGGCGAAGATCGGCAGTTCGCCCACCTTGAGGGGCGTGATGTCGAGCGTCTCGCCGCCGATGATCACGGTTTCGGCGACCGGCGGCAGCGCCGCGAAGGTTTGCGCGTCCATGATCAGATCTGCACGATGCGACCGAACTGACCGAGCACCGCGTCGTAGGGTTTTGTCGAGTCGGCCAGGAGCGAGCCTTCCAGATCGAACTTGTTGTACTCGTTCGAGATCAGCGCCAGTTCCTTCAGTGGATCGAAGGCCACGCGGTAAAGCTCGACCAGCACCTTGGCGTTACCCTGGGCGGTATTGAGTCCCTCCAGGCGCAGGTAACGCTCCGGCAGCGGCTGCGTGAAGATGCCAATCTCGGAGACATCACCGAATGCGTAGCTCGCCTTGAACGGCGCGGTGAGGCCGGTGGTATCCAGAAACTGGAGGGCACCGAAGTCGGTGTCGGCGGTGTAGTGCGTGCCCAGCGTCAGCGTGGCCGGCGTGCCGGCGGAGTCCTTGACGACCAGCGTCGACACCTTGGGATGGGCAAGGAAGTAGCGGTCGCCAACAACCGGGGTTGCGCCACCCACCGGCTCGTCGGTCACCGTGCCGCCGGTCGTGGCGACGTGGGTGCCGTAGAGGGCGAGCGCGAGGTTTTCCTTGGTGAATTCCTCGATGGACAGATTGATCGTCGCCGACTTGCTCTTGATCATCCGGTGATCGAGGGAACGCTGTCCCGACTGCGACTCGTAGTGTTCCAGCACTTCGGTTTTGAGGGACAGTTTCAGATCGGCGACGTTGCCGGGGCTGCGCACCTCGATGGGCAGGCCGTTGATGTCGCGCTTGCCGAGATAGACCCGGCCTTGGAAAGATGCGTAGTAGCTCACTTGGATTTCTCCTCATTGCGGGGGATGGGTTTCGGGATCGACTGCACGGTTCGGGCGATGCCGGCATCGACCAGCCACTTCGCCAGGTCGTCGTCGAGCGTGATGACTGCACTTGGTGGGTAGGCGACGCCGGTGTGCGTGTGGGGTTTCAACAGTTCAACGGTTTGGTTGGGCATGGGTTCATCCTCGGGTTGAGAGATCGGCGGCCAGCGTGCGGTAGGTGATCTGGTAGCGAGCCGGAATGGCGGCTGCCGTGGCATCGGCGTCCTCCACATCCCACTCGCAGTCCAGTTCGCGGATGCCGAGACACAGGCCGCCAAGATTGGCGTCGGCCAGCAGCGCCGCGTGGGTGGCCACCAGCAACCGGTCGGCGATCACCTCCGGCGTTTCGCTGCCGGTTTCTCGAGCCAGTGCCACCACCCGCACGACCAGTTGCCGCTCGACGCGGTCGTTGGGGCGCTGGGTGATGGCATCGGACTCGGGGAACACCAGCAGGGCCGGCGACTGCTCGCGCGTGATACCGGTCGGCGGCGAGCGCCGAATCTGTGCCCCGACTGCAGCGGCGACAGGCACAAGAAGCCCCGTCACCGCTTGCAGAATCTGCTCGCGGATCGAGTTGGGCATGGCCAGTCCTACAATCGGGTAAGCGAGGCGCGGGCCTCAGAGCCGTCGCCCATCGCGGTAACTTCTCGCACGCGATAGGTCTGGCCCGCGATTTCCAGCGTGTTGCCTGCGGCCAGTAACGGCAGCCGACTGACCGGATAGCGGATGGTGTGGTTGCGCGAGACGCCCAGACCGTCGAGCACGTCCTCATCGGGCGCACGGAAGTCGACCATGACCTCCGCGCCCCCGACGATTGCGCGCGTCAGCAGGTTTGAGCGCGCCGCCGCGTCGTAGATGTCCTCGACGAAGGCCATCAGGACGCCAGCACCTTCACCAGCACCGCCGGGCGATGACACATCGGCAGCGGGTTGGACTGGGTGTGGATGTCGGTACCGCGCTCGAACTTGCGCGGCTCCTGCTTGGCATACAGCGGCTGACCCAACGTATTCGCCGTCTCGTTGAAGTCGGCGGGCGCGAAGTAGGTGGCGAAGGTGTCCACCGTGCCCAGCGGAAAGGCGTGGCCCTCGCCGGCAGCGATGAAGCGATGCACGTTGTCGTCGCCGTCGCTGGCCTCGCCCGAGTATTCCTCGAAGGTGATCCCGGCGAAGGTGAAGCCCGAGCGCAGATCGGAACGCAGTGCCAGACCATCCTGCCAACGGTCGTAGGCAGCCTTGACGTTGTCGTGACTGGTCAGCGCGTCGAAGAACTCCTCGGAGACCAGACAGTGCACCCCGCTCATCCGCTCGCCCTTGAGGTTCTTCTCGAGGTAGCGCTTGAGATCAAGGCATTTCTTCTTCACGTCCGTCGCAGCGTTGCTCAGCTGGAAATTGACCACCTTCGGCGTAATGTCGAACAGGTCGAAGAGGTTGTAGAGCTCCGAGCCGTCGGCATCGAGGATGATGCCCTTGAGCGCGCCGATGCGAAGATGCTCCAGGGTGATGGCGTGCTTGTTGCGCATCGTCTGCAGGTGCTCGGCCATCACTGCCGCTACGGTCTGTACTTCGGTTTCGGAACCGAAGGCGCGGATGCCTTGGACCTCTTCGGGCAGCACCACATCGTCGTGTGGGATGTGAGGGATGGCGAACGAGCGCAGCTTGCGTTTGCCTCGCTTGCCGACGGTGCCGGGCGAGCCGACAGGCATTGTCGGCAGCAAGGTCAGGATGCCGTTCTTCTCCTCCACCACCACGGAGCGGAAGCGCACCGGCTTGGTCGGGAACAGGCCCATGCTTTCCATGAGGCCGTAGTTGTTAGGCAGGATGTTGATGGCGGCGGTCAGGGCCGACATCGAGAACGACGGATTGTCGAAGGGGTTGTTCATGGTCAGACTCCTTTGCGGATGAGGACGCCGAGGCTCTTGAGCTGCAGGACGGCGGCCTGCTTCTCGGCGGCGGTGATGGCGGCGGGCCAGGTCAGGGCGTGGTCGGCGACGATGGCGTGACGCGCCACCATCAGTCCGTCCTCACGGTCGATGAGCGCCGCGTCACACGGCTGCATCAGCACACCTGCGGCGTACTGACTGCCGTCGGTGGCGCTCGGGTCAATCTGCTTGACCTTGCCGGTGGTGGTCACGATGCCGACCACCGCACCCAGGGGCAGCGTCTGGCCGGAGGCGACCGTTACCTGGTCGCGGGAAAACAGATTCGGCGCTTCGTACTTCAGAAGGTCGCCGAGGTTGAGTCCTTCGGTGATGGCGGGCATTTCACTTCTCCTTGCCGGCGCGGGCACGAGCGGCCATCACCAGCGGGTTGTCGTTGAGGGATTTGGGATTCGGCTTGGCCGCATCTGGTGCGATGTGGCTACTGATTTCCGGGCTGTCGGCACGGGCGGTCAGCAGTTGGCTGCGCACCTTGGCAGGCGACGTGCGCGCGGCGAGGTAGCCCGGGATGCGTTCGGGGCAGCCAGCCAGCGCGCAGAGTTCGGCGACCTCCTGGGCGTCGTCGATGGTCATTGCCGGGGTGGGCGTTGCAGGAGTAGCGCGATCAGGATCAACGCCAGTCCCATCAGCAGCAGGGGTTGCGGGTTCATTCATGGATGTCTCCAGTCTGAGTTGCGAGGAAATGCCCTGCGCGGCCGCGACCGTGGAAACGGCAGCCGGCAACACAAGACGTTGGGAAAGCGAATCGGTGAGTTCGAGCAGCACGTCGTCGAAGGTGCCGACGGCATCGGCAAGCCCTGCGGCCACCGCGTCGGCTCCGAAATAGATGCCGGCCTCGGTGGCCCGCACCGCGTCCGCCGAGAGATTCCGGTGGCGGGCGACGGTGTCGACGAACAGGTCATAGACGCGCCCGATTTCAGCCTTGAGGAATGCGTGCGCTTCGTCGGAGATCGGCTCGTGCGGGTTGAGATCGTTCTTGCGCGCCCCGGCGAATACGGTCGTGTAGCGCACGCCGTCCTTGGCATCCTTCACCGACTGGTCGGCGTGCATCGCGATGACGCCAATGGAGCCGACGCCGCCGGTGCGCGTGACGATGAGGCGACTCGCCGCCGAGCCGATGGCATAGGCCGCCGAGAAGGCCATATCGTTGGCCAGCGCCCAGACCGGCTTGACCTTGGTCGCGGCGTGTACCCGGTCGGCCAGGTCGAACACGCCACCCGACTCGCCCCCGGCACTGTCGATGTCGAGCAGGATTGCGGCGACGTTGGGGTCGGCCACTGCCGCATCCAGCATCGTGGCGACACCCTGATAACTGGCGAGGCCGGATTCGGCTTCCAGCCCGACCGTGCGGCGCACGAGCGTGCCGTAGACCGGCAGCACGGCGATGCCGGTGGCACCGGTCGGCGTGGCGACCCGATCCGGAATGGCATCGCTTGGCACGGCCGCCTGCGGCAGACCAATGCGCGGGCCCAGCACGGCGAGGATCACCTCGAGCTTGGGACGATGGATCATCAGCGGCGCACCGAAGAGGCGCGCCGCCATATGGGGCAACAGATTCATGGAGTCAGTCCTGAGGTGGGGGCGGCGGGGTTGCCGTAGCGGCCTTGGCGGCCTTGCGCGGATCGGAATCGAGGATCAGTCCGAGCGCATCGGCCCGGGCGTTGTCGGCGGCAATCTCTCGGTCGACGTCCTCGGCATCCATGCCGAAGGCCGATATCGCCTCCGACCGGGACATCAGACCGGCACGAATCGCCAGCAGCATCGCCTTGAACTCTTTCTCGGGATCGACCCACTGCCAGCCCTGCGGAATCCATTTGCAGGCGGCGTACTCGCGGCGGCGGCGGGCGAACCCTGGCGCATTGACGCTACCTGCGAGCACGGCCTGATCTAGCCAGGCATTCCACACCGGGCGGCACAGTTGATGGACGATCACGCCGTGCTGGATGGCTTCCATCCGGCGGCGAAACTCAAGCAGCCCGGCGCGGATGGACGAGTAATTCACGCCCGTCAGGTCGCCGGTCAGCTGCTCGTAGGTGATGCCGATGGCGGCGGCCACTGCCCGAAACTGGGTGCGCAGAAACTCCGCGTAGCTGCCACCGACATCGGCGGGGTCGGAGAACTTGACGTCCTCGCCCGGCTCCAGAATCTGCAAGGTGCCGGGCTCCAGGCCAGCGAGCGCCACGCCGTCGGCATCCGACAGGCCTTCGCCCATCAGGTTGTCTTCAGGAGCAAGCCGCGTGATGAAGCCGGCGAACATCGCGGCGGTTTTCTTGCGCACCAACTCGGCGTCGTCGTACTGGTCGAGCTCGTTCAGTTTCACCAGGGCGCGGGCCAGCCACGGCTCGCCGCGAATCTGGCCTGGCCGCAGCACGCGGTAGAGATGCATGATCTCGGCCGCCGGCACCCGCACCGTGTCCTGCCCACCCTGACCCGACATCGGCGAGAGCCGACCGTCCTCGGGGTGCGAACGGTGGAGGTGGTAGGCCACGCGCCGCCCCATCGCATCGAACTCGATGCCGGAGCGCACCACATTGCCCGACGGTAATTCTGTGTTGAGCGTCAGCGGCAGGTGTTCGGCTTCCAGCAGCTGCAGTTGAAGCGGCACGGTCAGACGATCCTCGGGACGGCGCGGACGCAGGCGGATGAAGCACTCGCCACCCTCGCACATCGCCCGAGCCGCCAGCGACTGCAGTCCGTAGAAATCGGTCTGGCCGGTGGCGTCGGCTTCTTCCGTCCAGTCACGCCAGAGCGCCTGGACCGCGACGCGGAAGGTTTCGTCCTGCGCCATCGACTGCGGCTTGATGCCGGTGCCGACGGCATTGGCGACGAAGGCCTCGATGGCCGCATTGGCCCAGGCGTTCCTGCGCACCAGATCCCGGGACTTCACGCGCAGTTCGTTGGAGGTTGCCAGCATCGCGGCCACCGCGCCGGGGTTGCCGGGCATCCACGCAAGCGCGCGACGGCCGCGCCCGGCTGCCTCGTGTGCCGGGGCCCCACCGAACAGGGTACGGATTCGGGTCATCCAGCTCATCAGAATCCCTTTCCGGTGGTGACGCGGATCTGGCGCGGCGCACGCGGATACAGGCCGGTGGCCACGGCATCCTTGTGCATTGCGGCTTCGACCTCGGCGATGGCCTGCTTCAGTTCCTCGACGGTGCGGTACTCGACGGTCTTGTCGCCGAAGGTCACGCGCTTCTCGCCACGGGCCAAGCTGTCACGCAGCGCCTGCAACTGGGCTTCGGTGTAGGTCGGGATGCTCATCGATAGACCACCACGTTGATTTCCGTGGTATCGGCAAGCGATCCGGCACTGGTGACACACACGATGTCGAGTGTCGTAGTCGTCTTGCCGTCGGTGGTGGAGCGAGCAGCCGCAAAGCGGATCGTGCCGGTTGCGGTGTTGCTCCTGCCGGTGGCCACCCAGCAGTAGTCCGTATCAGCGAAGGGATTGGCGAAGGTGATACGGTAACGGCCAGCAGCGAGGCGTGATACGGACGCTACGTTGTGCGCCGCTCGCAGATCGACCGCGCCGCCGAGGTAGCCGAAATTCGCCCAGGCCCGGGCCAGACCCGGGTGGTCTGGGCGAATCAATCCCTTGATCTCGTTGCCGATGCGGGTGGCGAGCGCCGACAGTTGGGCGACGATGCTCATCACTTACACCAGGGCCGCATTGAAGATCGCCACGAAGTCGGTGGTGGTATCGCCAATGTCAGTCGCGGCGACCGCACCGATGTTGTCCCGGGCTTGCGTCTGCTCGGGAACGGTCAGGGTCTGCGCGGCGTCGAAGCGCACGCGCTTGTCGATGGCGGCGGTCAGCGCGGCAATGCCGGTCTGGTCGTTCTGCAGCGCCTGCTGCAGTTCCAGCAGGGTATCGTAGGCCGGGTCAGCACCGCCTAAGATGTCGGCCTTCAGTGCATCGAGCAGGGTGACGACCTTGTTCGACGAATACGTGGTCGTCGTCGATACCTGCAGATCGTCGATGGCCACTGCCGTGATGATCGCGGACTTCAGTTCGTTGATCGCGGCGACCAGGCTCGACTTGTCTGTGGTGGTCAGCGCGGTCAGCGTACCGGTGCGTCCCTTGACGGTGTTGAATTCCTCGGCGACGCGCAGGACGAAGCTGTTGAGTTGGGTTTGCAGACTCATGGTGGTGTTCTCCAGTGGTGGTGATCAACTGAACCAGCGGCTGCGGATGACGCGCCGGCCCGTTCTTGGGGTTCCAGAAACAGCGAGGCCACCGCGTTGGGTGGCCTCAGTGGGTTGTTCGGTTTGCGGATCGGGATCGCCGGGCGGCGAGAGTCCGATCTGTCGTTCCAGTTCGCGCCAGTGCCGTTCCTCGAAACGGTCGAGGCCGGCAGCACTCGCTGCCGCGCGGGCATACACGTAGCAGTCCAGGGCTTCGTTGCGCTCGCGCATCTTCTGCCACTCGCGGATAGCGAAGCCGTTACGGTCGCGGCGCGTGATCAGCTGCTCGGCGCACAGCTGCTGCACAAACTCGGCATCAACTTTGGGCAGATGCACGAAGCCGGTGGGGTAACGCAGGGTGACCCCATCCTCCAGAACGTCGGCTGCTTTGCGCAGGTTGTTATAGAACTCCAGCTTGGCGATGCCGACCGCGACCGAGAACACCTTGATGCCCCGGCGCAGCTTCTTGCCGCCCTGCGAGAGGTCGACCGCCGTCGGCGTGCCGATCAGGGCCGCCCCCTTGGGCACACCCTTGACCGCCATCACGCGGGGGTCGCGCGCCAGACGCACGAAGGTGTAGGCCTCTTGCGTAGCGAAACCAGTGTCCAGGGCGAACCGGGCTAGCGGCAACTGTGCACCCGACTCGTGTGACCACGTTTCGGCAATCAGCTCACCGAGGCGCTTCCATACCGCGTCGCGGGCGGTGTCGCCCATCAGCACCCGGTGCTCGACGAGCCAGGACTCCTTGCCGCGCCCGAAGGCCCAGATCGACGCCTCGATACGATCCTTCTGTACGTCGGCCCCGCCGACCAGCAGCAGACCGTTGGACGGGATGCGGCCGATGGGATAGTCCTCGCGCCGCTCGATGAGGCGTTGCCAGTCGGGGGCTTCGCCTTCCTCGACCCAAGTCTCGCCAAGCTCGGTGTTCTTGAAGGTCTTGATGGCGGCCGCCGATCCGGATTCCTTGTTCACTGCACTCTCCCAAGCGGTGGCAATCTCCCGCCAACTGCGCCAGCCCACCGGGCTGTACAGCGACGACAGGTGGAAGCCAGCCGTCTTGGCTCCATTCTCGGGAGCCATCGCGCGCCATTCGCCGTGCTCCAGCATCCAGGTTTTGTGGCTCTCCGGGATCGGCTCGTCGCACGCCTCGCACACGTAGGCCGCCGTTTCCGGTTGGCCCTTCTCCCAACGCAGCTGCTCGAAGCGCAGCCACTGCCGGTGCGAACAATGCGGGCACGGCAGGAAGTAGCGGCGCTGGTCGCTGGCTTCGTACTCGCGCTCGATGCTGCTCGCGCCGGCAATCGTCGGCGTCGAGACGATGAAAATCTTGCGCCGGGCAAAGGTGCGGGTGCGCGCTTCGGCGAGCGAGATCGCGTCACCCTCGCCGTCGACGTCGGACGGGTAACCATCGACCTCGTCCAGGAACAGGTAGCGCACCGGCATCGAACGTAGGCCGACCGCGCTGTTCGCGCCGGTCATCACCAGCACGCCGCCGCGAAACTCCTTCGCAAGAATCGTGTTGCCGGCATCGCGGCTGCGGGCCGGCGCAATCAGTTCGGCCAGCACCGGCGACTCCTCGATCAGCGGGTCGATCCGCTGCTTGGAGTTGCGCTTGGCCATCTCCACCGTCGGCGACACCGCCATCATCGGGCCGGGGGCGTGGTGGATCACGTAGCCGATCCAGTTGTTGCCCATCTCGGTCGCACCCAGTTGCGCCGCCTTCATGAACACGATCCGCTCCACCGCCGACATCGGCGACAGGCAGTCCATGATCGCCTTCAGGTACGGCGTGCGGCTGGTGCGCCAGCGGCCCGGCTCGGCGGACGCCTTGCTGGAGAGCATCCGGTGGCGATCCGACCACTCCGACACCGTCAGCAAGGGATCGGGCGTCAGCCCCTCCCGCCAGGCACGCTCGATGTCGAGCGCCCCTTCGTAATCTGCATCCAGCATCAATCCACCCGTGGGCGAACCTCGCCCAATTCCTGCAAGTGTTCCCGCACGGCGGTTTCCAGCGCGACGTGCAACGTATGGACATCGACGCCGAGCTTCGCCGCCATCTGTGCCGAGATACGCGCCGGCCAGTTGAGCCAGGCGTCCCGCTCGGCACGGGCCAGCTTGAAAACGTGGGCGATGGCCTGGGGCCGGTCGACCAGTTCTCCCTTGAGGCGGGCCAGGCGCACCTTATTGGTCTGCGCCTTGACGACCTCATTGACGGTGCGTGCCTGCAGCAACGACGTACCACCGGCATTCAATGCCGGAGCAACCGGATCGCTGGCAGGTTCCTTGACCGCGACCGTTTCAGCCCGGCGCTTGGTGCCTTCTTTGGGCGTGTCGGAATTCTTCGCCCACTCCCGGTCGGCCCTGTCCGGGTCGATGCTGCCATCGGCCTCGGGCGTAATCCGCCCGGCACGAATGGCCTTGTGCACGGCGGTGTCCGACACACCTCGGTGTCGGGCGTAGGCGCGAATCGACAGTCCCATGATCTCCATCAAGCATTGGTGCGGCCCCCGATCAGATTCAGCTTGGCTTCTCTCTGGAACAGCGCGTTCATGCCATCACCATCAACGACGCCACAAGGAGACGCACATGAGCAAGCAAGCCACCCAGGTCACTCAAGCCCTCGAAACCCTGCTCCAGCAGATCGCGCTGGACCACCTGTTCATCGAAACCCTGGAAACCCGCAACAGCGACCGGATGGACTTCCACGAGGTCAGCGTCTGGGGCGTCAAGAGCGCCCTGATGGCCGCCTACGAAGCAGGCCGGCAGGCCGCGAAGCAGGGCTGAAAAAGAAGCAGAAAGCGCTTGGCTTCACTCTCGAACAGCGCGTTCATGACCACACCATCAACCACCACGAAGGAGCATCAAATGTCCACCATCCAACTGACCCCGGCCCAGCACGCCATCCTTGCCTATGCCATCGAACACACCGGCGGCAAGATCGAATGGTTCCCCGACAATATCAAGGGCGGTGCCCGCACCAAGGTGCTGGAGGGCTTGTTCAACAAGGCCCTGATCACCCGCGACAGCACCGACTGGTTCGTCGCGGCCGAGGGCTACGACGCCCTGGGGCGCGCCCGGCCAACGCCGGCCACCATCCACCCCGACCCCGAGGTCGAGGCCGCCGTGTCGGCCGCAGAGGCCAACTGGGCGCAAGAAAAACAGGACGCGGCCAAGCGGCTGCTCAAGGTCGGCGTCGAGGGCAAGCCCCGCACCCGCGAGAACAGCAAGCAGGCCGCCGTGATCCAGATGCTGCAGCGACCGGAGGGAGCCACCATCAACCAAATCTGCGCGGCCACCGGCTGGCAGGCGCACACGGTGCGGGGCACCTTTGCCGGGGCATTCAAGAAAAAGCTCGGACTCACCATCACCTCGGAAAAGCCCGAGGGTGGCGAGCGCATTTACCGAGTTTCGTGATTAACAACGGGGCGGCGAAACCTGCTGCCGCCCCCGAAAAAAGATTCAGAAAGCGCTTGGCTTCTCAATCGAACAGCGCGTTCATACGGGTGTCGCAACGATCAACCCGAAGGAGAAAACGATGACCACCACCAAGCAAATCCCCACCACCCAAAACGAAGCCTGGGGCTTTTGGGGCACGATGAACAACGATGCCCAAGCCGCCTGGCCCATCGCGATGACCACGATCTCGGACGCCACCTGCCAGCCCCTCGAATCGGTCAGGGTCTTCCTCGACAGTCGCCACGGGCGGCACTTTGCCGACGACGTCCTGAACGAGATGCTGCGGGGCCACAACATCAAGCAGGCCATCGACGCCGCAGTGACGCGGTGGATGGGTTGGACGATTGGCCGCCAGACCAGCAAGGAATACGGCATCCCCAAGGGCCTGCCCTACCTGACGGGCTTTGTGATTCACTGCGAAATTGTCGAAGAAGAACTCGCCGCCTGATCGAAGGCGACGCCATTCCCAAGCCGGGTGGCTTCACCGCCGCTGAAATCCTGCCAGCGGCGCACGATCACATCCACGTACTTCGGGTCGAGCTCGATGAGCCGCGCCCGCCGCCCCGACTTCTCGGCGGCAATCAGCGTGCTGCCGGATCCACCGAACGGGTCTAGTACCACGTCACCCGGACTACTCGAATTTCGAATCGCCCGCTCCACCAGTTCCACTGGCTTCATCGTCGGGTGCAGATCGTTCTTCTGCGGTTTCTTGATCTGCCAGACGTCGCCCTGATCGCGGTCGCCGCACCAGTGACGCTCGCCACCCTCCGGCCAGCCGTAGAGGATAGGCTCGTACTGGCGCTGGTAGTCGGCCCGGCCCAGGGTGAAGGTATTCTTGGCCCAGATGATGAAAGTCGACCAGTGGCCACCGGCAGCGCGGAAGGCAGATTGCAGCGTATCCAGTTCACTGGACGACATCGCCACGTAGACGCCGCCCCGGCAGTGCGCCAGAGCTGGTGTCAGTGCCGCCAGCAGGAAATCGTAGAAACCCTCGCCAAGGTTGTCGTTGAGGATCGCGCGGTTCTTGCCGCGCATCTTGTCCTTGGCGCTGTTGGCATAGTTCACGTTGTAGGGCGGGTCGGTGAACACCATGCTGGCCAACTCGTCGCCCAGCACTTTGGCGTAGGCATCGGCATCGGTGGCGTCGCCGCAGAGCACCCGGTGCTCGCCACAAATCCAGACATCGCCCGGTCGTGACACCGGCGTCTCCGGCACCTCGGGGGCTTCATCCTCGTCGGTCTGCCCCTCGGTGGTCGTCTCGCCGCCGGCGAGCAGATCAGCCAGGGCATCGGCGTCGAAACCGGTCAGGGTCAGATCGAAGTCGTCATCCTGCAGGGCTGCCAACTCCACCTGCAGCATCGCCTCGTCCCAGCCGGCGTTCTCGGCGATGCGGTTATCCGCGATCACCAGGGCCCGGCGCTGGGTTGGCGTCAGGTGGTCGAGCACCACCACCGGCACCGTTTCGATGCCGAGTTTCTGGGCGGCGGCCAGTCGGCCATGCCCGGCAACAATCACGCCGTCACTGCCCGCGAGGATCGGATTGGTGAAACCGAACTCCGCAATCGAGGCTGCGATCTGCGCCACCTGCGAATCGGTATGGGTGCGCGCGTTGCGGGCATAGGGCACGAGCCTTGCGGTCGGCCACTGCTCGATCTTGTCGGCGAGCCAGGAGATGCTCATGCCTGTGCTCCCAATCGTTCGGTGGCAACTTCCTCGAATGTCTGCCCGGTGGCCACCAGGGTCACCGGCACATAGGGGAAGTTCTGCTGGAAGCGCTTGACCGTCACGTCGACGTACTCGGGGGCGATCTCCGTTGCCCGGGTCACTCGCCCGGTACGCTGGGCTGCGAGCAGCGTCGTGCCCGATCCGCAGAAGGGCTCGAAGACGATCTCGCCGTCGTCGGTGTAGGACTCCAGCACGAACTGGGGCAGCGCCACCGGGAACACGGCCGGGTGATCGATGTCCTGACCGATCTTGCCCTTGTGCCGCATGATGCGAATCACCGAGTCGGGAATGCGGAAGTCTTGGGTGACCGTACCCACGTGGTTCCACGCAGTCTTGCTGCCATCCTTGTTGCGCATCCCGCCGGCGCTGGTGCCGTCGCCGCGCAAATGGGTGTCGCGCCCGGCGTAGATGCAGGGCACGATCTTGTTGGGGCGGCGCGCCTCGCTGTCCTTCCGGTTGAAGTGGAAGACGAATTCGAAGGCCGGTGCGAGCCGACCATTCCAGTCGCCGGGCAAGCCCGGCCCCTGATCCCAGACGTACCAGGCGAAACGCCGCCAGCCCTGGCTGCGCATCCAGTCGAGCCAGGCATCCCAGTACGGAATGACTTCCTGCTCGCGGTGGATCAGCCCAAGATTGACCAGCACCTGCCCGGTCTGGGCCATCGGCAGCTGGGCGAATACGCCGCGCATCAGGGCATCCCAATCAATGATGGTGTTCGTGTAGTCGCGCTGGTTGCCGTAGGGCGGCGAGGTGAAGCAGAGCGCCGCCTGCTCGCCAGCCATCAGGGCCGCGACCACCTCGGCATCGGCAGCGTCCCCGCAGATGACGCGATGAGCACCCAGCTGCCAGACATCGCCGGGCCGAGAGACGGGCGTCGCCGGAGCGTCCGGGACATCGTCTGCCGCATCGGGCTCGTCGCTCTCCTGCGCGTCGCTGGCTTCGTCACCAACCGCCACATCGGTGGCGAGCAGTTCCTCGATCTCGGCATCGTCGAAGCCGGTGAGCGCAAGGTCGTACCCGGCCTCGGACAGCTCGGCCAGTTCCAGCGCCAGCATTGCGTCGTCCCACCCGGCGTCGAGCGCCAAGCGGTTGTCGGAAATCACGTAGGCGCGCTTCTGGGTGGGCGACAGGTGAGCCAGTTCGATGACCGGCACTTCAGCCAGCTCCAACTTGCGCGCGGCAGCCAGCCGACCGTGGCCAGCAATGATGCCGTTCTCGCCGTCCACCAGGATCGGATTCGTCCAGCCGTACTCAACGATGCTGGCGGCGATCTTCGCCACCTGCTCGTCGTTGTGCGTCCTCGGATTCCGTGCGTAGGGGATCAGCGTCTCGACCTTGCGGTACTCGACGTTGAGCATGTTCAGTTCGGGTTTCCAAAAAGGGTGCGGCCCGGACGGGTGAAAGGAGGAAAGCCCCGTCACGGGCCGCGAGGGTCGCTGCTGCGGTAGAAACTAAAAGGCCCGCGCAGTGGCGGGCCGGTAGGACTGGGGTGCAAACATGCAAACCCTGCAAACCTCGGTTTGCAGTTTGACGCTAGCGAAATGCCGCGCTCGCGCCCCCCGCATGGGATTTTGGGAAGGAAGGACCCCTCTTGATTCGTGAGACCTTCGCTGCCCGCACCGCTGTCCAGAAGATAGCTGAAATACTACCCTCAACCGGGCTGTTGTGTTGCATCCCTCGTGAGCCTCGAAACGGACAAACTGGGCAAGGCGAGGACAAGCGCGGCAAACATTACCCTAAATTGCCTAAATTTTTGGAAGGCGCATCGTGCGGTCGCTGATCGTCAAGTGCCGCTGCGCGCAGCGTGACACCTGTGCGCGCAGCGTTCAGATGATCCACCACGATCTGCAATGCCTTCTGCCAGCGCCGCCATGCGGTCGTGCGGTCGCAACCGAAGCGACGACAGATGTCCTTCCACTCGCGTTGCTTGGCACGCATCCAGATCAGGTGGCGTTGCTCCTCCTCCAGCCATTGCACCCATCGCATCGCTTCCAGCATCCGGTCAATGGCCTCGGGGGTTGGGGGGAGAGGCCGGTACTGGTAGTCCCTGTCTGCGAACCCTTCCCACTCCTTGCGCACGAAGGCGGGCCAAACGCTGAAGTAGCCCTGCACCCTGACCGGGGGCAGTCGACGCCCCGTCTCGGCTGCCTCGGCAAACCGCGCTGCCACGTCGTCCATCGTCCATTCAGCCATGACGTTTCCCTCCGTACAGGCGTTCCCCAATCCGCCGCACGAATTCACGCTCGACGAAATCCAACCGTGCGTCCTCCTCGGACACCACGAGGATGTGCTGGTCGCGCCAGCCGGTCTGCTTGATAGCTTCCAGGTCGGCGGTCTGCGGTTGCAGGCGACCGAGGGGACAGCGGTATTGCTGTGCCGGGATCTTCACGTCACACCTCCTGCGTCTCGATGGCCCAGTGCAGCAGTGCCAGGGCATCGGCTTCGTTGTCATCAACCGGAGCGTGGCCACGCGCACGAACAGATGCGATCACGTCCTCCTTGCCTGCATTACCTTTGCCGGTCGCATGCTTCTTGATCGTGCCGACTGGCACGCCCTGGTACGGGATCTGGTGGTGCTCGCACCACGCTGTAAGCGTGGCCAGAAACCCGCCGTAGGCGTGGGCGGCATCTGTGGAAACGTGGCGGCGAACTTCCTCGAAGTACAGGCAGTCAATGCCGTCACAAGACTGCTTGATCTCGGTGAGCCAGCGTTTGAAGCGCAGGAAGCGCATCCCGCCGCCCTCGAAACGTTGCGGCCGGAAGCTCTCGGAACCGCTGGTAATGTGGCCGTCGTTGTCGCGCAGCGCCCAGCCAGTTGTGGTGCCCAAGTCCAGGGCGAGGATGGTGTTCGTCATTGTCATTGCTCCATTTCTTGCTGGGCGAGTGACGGATGTGACGGGTTCTGCGGAAAGTCTCCATGACGTATGCACACGCGCACGCGTGAGAGGTAAACCAGCAAACCTGTCAAATCCGTCACTCGCCCGGATTGATCAGTCATCGCGATAGGGGTAGCCATGGCCATAGGGTTTGGGTCGCAGGGTGATTCCTGCGATGCCGCGTGCGCCTCCGGTCAGCCGACACTTCTCGAACTTTCGGGTTGCCATCAGCTCGGAGAAGCGCTTGACCGATCCCACGTATTCGCCAGCACGCTCAGCCCATTCGCGCCAATCGGAAAAAAGCTCGGACACGCCTTCACGGTGGGTGTTGGCGAGCAGGCAGCGCTCCTCGATCCACTGACCGATGGCGTCCTCGGCCTCGAAATACTCATCAGTCGCGGCTTGAACGCAGGTGGGCGGATTCAGCCCTTCGCGCTGCCACGCGAGGCAACCGGCCACGGCCCAAGCCAGAATCCCGTCGCGTTCGGCGAGCAGTTTTTCGGTCAGGCGGCCGTCGCGTTTCTCGGGCGGAATCGTCACCGTGAACGGGATCAGGTGCATCCGCCGCTTCATTGCCTCGTCGATGTTGCGGATGGCGGGCTTGTGGTTGCCGACGATGACCGGCTTGAAGTGCGGAAAGAACTCGAAGAAGTCCTGGCGCATGAAGCGTGCGGAAATCTTGTCGCCGCCCGTGATGGCCTTGACCTTGGATTCGTTCCAGCGCCGTCCCTGCTCAGTCTCGATGGCCGTGACGAAGCGTGCGCCACGCAGTCCAGCCAGATCGGTCGGGTGGCGGTCACCACGTGTTTCGACGAAGGTATCCATCGGCGCGGTGGACGCGTAGTCACCAAGGATGGATGCCACCACGTTGGCGAATACGCTCTTGCCGTTGGCCCCGGTGCCATACAGGAAGAACAGCGCGTGCGCGCTGGTCACCCCGGTCAGACAGTAGCCGACCATCCGCTGCAGGTAGGACTGCAGCTCGACGTCGCCGCCGGTGATGTCGGACAGGAAGGCCGTCCACTGCGGACACTCGCCCCGAGGTGTGGCCGTAGCGATCTTGGTCATCCGGTCGGCACGGTCATGTGGGCGCTGGCGGCCTGTTCTCAGGTCGACCACGCCGCCGGGTGTGTTGAGCAACCACGGATCGGCATCCCACTCATCGGTAGTGGCGGCGTGCCGGCGATCAGCCCGCGCCAGCCGTTCCACGCCCCCTACCGTTCCAGCGCTGGCCAGCTTGGCGGCGACCTTGGGGTTGTCGGCGCGCAAGGCGGTCTGGCGGCAGACGCTGCGGATCAGGTCGGTGGCGGCCAGTGTGTCCTCGGTGCGCCAGCGTTGCCCGTCCCACACCAACCAGCGTCCCCATCCCGCGACGTAGCGCCAGTCACGGTGGTAGCGCCGGGTGAATGTCAGCGCCAGCGCATCCTCTGTACCCCAGACAGATTCGTCGCTGCCGACCACCGGCTCCTCGGCGTCGGCCACGTCGTGTATCTGCAGGCGTGGACCGTGGGTGAGGAAAGAGGAAACGTCGAAGCCTTCGGCAATGGCATCCGCCGCATCCCAGCCTTGCGGCGCATCTTCGGGCGGATACAGGATGTGGCAGGACTTTGCGCCCGCCGCCAGTATTGCCTGCGCTGCCAGTGTCACGTACTCCCAGCCCGGCTTGTCGCGGTCAGGCCAGATCAGCACGGACTTGCCCGCCAGCGGCGACCAGTCGGTTTTCTCTACCGGGGCGTTTGCCCCGTGCATTGCCGTCGTGGCAGTGATGCCCGCATCGATGAGCGCCTGCGCGCATTTTTCGCCCTCGACCAGCACGACCTGCGCAGCATCCTTCATCCCCGGCTGGTTGTAGAGCGGGCGTGGCTCGGGCGGTGCCATCTTGCGCCGCTTGGCGTCCCAAGGGCGGAACTCCTTCTTGCGACCGGGTGGGTCGTAGCGGTAGACGACTGCGATCAGCTTGCCGCCGGCATCGTGGTAATCCCACTTGGCCGTAGCTGGGCCAAGTTCGTCAACCGGAGCTTCCTTCTTGGCTTTGCGCACTGGCACCGAGCGCGAACGACCGAGCAGTTCGGCAGCCTCGTCGAGCACGCGGGAAAAATCAGCGTGAACGTCGGCCCCAATGCAGGCAGCAATCAGCGCAAAGATGTCTCCGCCGTCGCCTGTGGCACGATCCGTCCACAACCCCGCCTTCTCGCCGTCGAGCACCACCTCGAGGCTATCGCCAGGACTTCCCAGCACGTCGCCGATCAGGAATTTGCCCTTGCGCTTCTTACCTGCCGGGAACATCGTGGTCAGCACCGACTCCAGGCGTGCGAGCAGTTCGACTCGAAGCTCGTCGCGGTCTGACTCCCGACTGTGCTCTACCGCTTGATTTGTGTCGTTGAAGTCGATCATTCAACCTCCTCGACAGATGCGGCAGCATCTTGGGCATCACGGTCTTGGACGGCTGCGCTGCGCGCGGCCCAAGCCGAGAGTTCAGAAAGGCGATAGCGCACCAGGCCGCCCATCAGGTAGTGCGGAATCCGGTACTTGGAGCGCATCGCATGGTCGGCGAACCAGTAGTACGGCAGGCGTAGCGCTGCGGCGGCCTGCTTGGCGTCGATCATCGGCTCGATGCCGTTTTCGGACGTGTTGTTGTCAGTCATGATGCATCCTCCAGCAGCGGTCTTGCCATGCGCACATCCGGCATTCGAAGTGGGTTGAGTCATTGAAGGCACGCGGCAGGAGTTCTCCTGCCTCGGTTGCCGTGATGACCTTTACCGCCCGATCCGACATGCGTTGGGCAAGCGCCGCGTCAAAGGGCACGGCCTCGGTATAGATTTCCATCGTGTCGGCGTTGAGCGCGGTAAAGAGCGCCGGGTGCTCGTGCAGTTCGAGATAGGCTTGGTAGATCGCCACTTGCGCGGCGTAGATGGGCTTGGCCACGGCGAGGCGGCTTTTCTCCAGCTCGCGCCAGGACTTGTTGCCCAGGCACTTGTTCTCCCAGAGCGCGGGATAGGCGAAGCCCTCGGGGCCGCCGACGATGACGCCGTCGATGTGGCCCTGCAGTCGGCCATCAGCCACGGAGAAACCAAACTGCTCGCCGTCCGTCTTGCGTGTGCGCAGGTCGAACCCCGCATCACGTAGCCACGCGACCATGCAGTCCTCCATGACGTGGCCGCGCTCGAAGATGCGCAGCATCCGCCCGGGGATATCGCGCCCGTGGTCGACGGGTGCTTTGGCATACTCGAACTGCAGCGCGCGCTCGCAGGCCACGCCGAGACGCGACGCCCCTAGGTACTGGCGTTCCGGCTGGCGGGTGCGAGCCTGCTGCATCCCGGCGTCGACCAGGGCGGTGATCTGGCCGGAGATGCTCGATGAGGAGTTGAAGTCGATCATGGCTTCGTCTCCCAAGGCAGGTCGTCCTCCAGGTCGGCGAAGGGGCTGGCCATCGGATCGGGTGTCGGAGCCATGCCGCGCACCGGCGGAAACTTGGTTTCCTCGTGGTGTTCAAGCATCGCCTCGGTGTAACAGGTGACGATGGCATCGATCACCTGCAGCGCCTCGGCTTCCGAATAGGCCCCGAGTGCTTTGTCGAAACCGATCTCGCCAGCCGCTTCGCCGAACGACCGGAGGCACTTCTTCATCGCCGCCAGTTCGACATCAGAAGGATCGATCATGGCGACCTCCTTGATACCGATGTGACCTTCCTTGGCGCGCAGCCAGTTGCCGTACAGCGCGTGAAATGCGTTCTGGCAACGCTGCGAGCAGAACACCCAGTCGATGGGGTAGCGCCGGGGATTGCCGACACCGTGACGGTTGTCGGTATGGCCGAACCCCCGGGACTGTCGTTTGCAGACCCAACATTTCATCGGCCTCCCTCACTGCGCCCACGACGGTTTGCCCGTCACAGGTGCTCGTTGCGGAGCGGGAGCCTGATACGCGGGGGCTGCCTGCGCCGGAGCGCCGGAACCTCCACCACCCGAGTCCTTGTGCGGCACACCCATCAATTTGGCATAGTCGGGATGGTCGGGTTCGACGGCAACCTTGACCACATTACGATCCTGGCCCTTGGCATCCTTCTCGACATCGACGCGGGCGAGAAACTCGATACCGTCCAGCTCATGAAATCCCTGGATGCGGCGGGCGGCGGCGGCCTGCGGGCTGTTGTCCTGCGGGTGGACGTTGCGGGCGCTGTTGAGCGCGGCACGGATGAAGCTGCGACCCATCTGGCCCCAGGTCGGTCCCTTCTTGGAGTGCAGGCCGATGTTGCTCCACATCTTGCGCTTGGCATGGTCACCGGCGGTGACCACGAATTCGGCGGCGAGATAGATGGAGCCGGTGTCGAAGGACTCGGTGGCGTAGCCGCCGCCCCAGCCTTGCGTGGGGTCGTCATAACCACCGGGTTTGATGGTCATGCGCACCGGGACGATGGTGCCTTTGGGGATCAGATCGAAGCCGGATTGTTGCGATTCAGCATCGTTGAAGTCGTTCCAGTTATTGGTGGTCATGTGATTACTCCTTGGATTCGGTGGTGTTCTGGGCAATGGGGGTGGCAGTGCCTGCGCACTTGGCGATCAGCGCGCCGAGATGCGGCGGCTCCAGCAGGTCGAGACGACCGCTGCGGTCTTTGGCCGGAAAGCCGTAGGGATTGACGGTGTGCGTGACGAACGCGCGGTAGGCGCTGCCGTCGTCGGCCTTGATCTCGGCCAGCGTCACGACCTCATCGACGATGCCTGGCAGCTCGAGGCTGGTCTTGCTGCCCTCGATCTGAGGCACGAACACCTTGCGGTTGTAGTCATCGAGCCGTTCATCGAGGATGGCCACGAACACCACGTTCTTGCCCCGGGCGTGCTGCAGGTGAGTCAAGGCACTGATCATTTCCTGGCCGAGCAGGCCATAGGCCGCGCGCAGATCAGGCTTGCCGGAGCGGTCGCTGGTGGCACCCGGCTGCGTCTTGCACCACGCGAAGCACTGGCGCGACAGCTGCGTGATCGAGTCGAGGAAGAAGGTCTGGTAACGGTCGAGTTGTGCCGGTTCGCCAAACTTCTCGACGACGTGGTCGTAGTGCGCCTGCGAGAACGCGCTCTCCGGCGGCAGCGACTTGTCCGGGCCTGCGAGAAACACGAAGAAGTCGCGGCTCTCCGGCCATGATGCCGGGCGGATGGTGTCGCCCGGCCAGTCGGCCACGGCGAGATCGCCCGCCTCGATGTCGAGGAACAGCGTGGTGGCCGGGTCGAGATCCTTGAGACGGGTGGTCTTGCCGATGCCGGATTTGCCCAGCATCAGCAACTTCACACCCTTACGTTCAGCGAGGCGCTGTTGAGCAGAAATAATCGGGAGTGACATCACGCCACCTCCTTCAGCTGCTCGGCGACAGCAGGATTCCAGAGAATCTGGTAGCCGCTGTGACCATTGCGCGAGTACGGCATGGCCTCGGCCCACGCCTCACCGGCCTCGGTCAGTTCCCATTCGTCGCGCTCGTTGCGGAGCTGAAAACCGCCCGCTGCCAACAACTGGTTCGTGGCCTTGGCCGAACGGTTCAGTAGCTTGCCGAGTTGAGTGGCGTTCAGGGCACAGATCGGTTCGTTGGCCGACGGCAGCGCACGGCGCAGCACCTCGGTGGTGATGCCCGTGTTCTCCTGAATACAGGTCAGCGTCGCCGCCGCCGCGATGCCAGGTTTCACGCCTGGCACCTTCGCCACGGCTTCGCCGATCAGCAGGATCGCTGAAACCCGGTCGTGGGTCTGTGCCGGCAAAGCCGCCAACGCACTGGGGACGGCGTAGCTGCCGGTCTTGCGGATCGCAGGCAGGACATCCTCAAACACCCAACGCTCGAACCGCTCTGCGGCGGGGAGCTTGCTGTTCACGACCATACGGAACAGATCAGGCTCCGAGATGATTCGAACATCCTGCGGGCGTCCGAGACTGTCAAGAATGGGGTGGCGTTTCACCACCCCACGGCAATGCTGCTTGAGAGCATTGACCGTATCCGTGTAACCCAACACGGTGGCCACGTCCTTGCCGACGAACCAGACTTCGCCGCTATCATCGACCAAGGTGCGCACGGCGTGCGCCTCGAACTGGAACGGAATGATCGCGCTCATGATCAGCCCTCCCACGACACGTCGGCGATGCGGTCGGCCCCACGGGCGGCGCGCTTGCGCACCTCCGTGTGGAGTTCTTCCAATGCAGTGCGGCGGCGACCGAGCGCCAGCGATTCCGCGTTGGCCGTCTGGATGGCGAAAGCCAGTTCGTCCACCGTGGCGACATCGAGCGGGACAACGACGTCTTGGCCGTCGGCGCGGCGATACCGGATTTCGTCGGTAAGGTTTTCGCCGTAGATGGATGGCAGTTGCTTACGCAGTGAAGCGATGAGATTGGTGCTCATGGTGATTACTCCGAATCGAGGGAAAGGGTGAAAGACGGCTTGCCGGAATCCACGGTGCGGGCGGCGGCGAACTGCTGTTGCAGGGCCGGGGGCCAATTCGTGAAGCGGGATTCGGAGACGGACAACTTGATGTCGAGGTAGCCCTCGACCTTCTCGCCCGAAGCCACGATGCGCTCGGCGATTTCGGCCAGTTGCTGCTGGTTCCAGCTGACCTTCTTGGGCAGC